CCAAACATTAATTAGTAAAAGAAAAATCATTTACACAAACAAAAAATTTGATTCAATTGACGACGAGTTACTGGTAAAAGATTTAAAAATAAAAAACGTTCCTGAAATGACTAAGGATGAAGGTCAGGAATTTGCTCAAATATTAAGGTTTGCCGCACCAAGACTATTAGAATATTTCAATATTGCGAAATCTGTTTGGACAATTGTGTTTGATACAATAGAAATAAAAATCAAAAAGAATAAAAATAATTTAGAAACCAAAAAAGGGTATTTTTATTTTAATGATGGTAAATCTGGAAATCTATATGTTTGGGAATATAATATAAAACAAGCATCAAGAAAATCTCCCGAAGAAAAAACGTTGGTTAATTTAATTTATTCTGAACCAAAAGGTAAATTGACAATCCCAAAAATTATTAATACACTTTCACAATGGAATGATGAAGATGAAAGAACTAAGTTACCGGTATTTGAAATGGTTTGTAGTGATATTTTCCCAATTAACGAGACATTACTACCATTATTTAAAAGAAAGTTGATTAGTTATATACAACAAACAACAAAACAAAACTTTTCAAAAACAGTAGAAATTAAAGTTTCATAATATGGATAACAAAACAATAGAAAAAATCAAAGAGTTAGTTAAAGAATACCCGAATGATGGTGATTTGGGTAGAGAAATCAGAAAAATATTCATTTCTGAAAAAAAACAGTCAAACCCCCAAAATACAGAACAACAATGGGATTTAACAAACGGATATTAAAGAAGGAAAATATAATTCTTAATATTAATAACCTTGAAAGATATTTGTCTGCGGATGCGATAATAATCTCTGATGATTTTTCTGGAAAAGTGTTTGATATGTTTCGTGAAAATAAAGATATGGAAGAAATCATAAATTATATAAACAAAAACAAATGAAAATTCGGTTAGAATATGTGTGGTTAGATGGATACACACCAGAACCAAATCTTAGGAGTAAAGTTAAAATTATTGATTATGAATCATTTAAGAATGCTTTTGCGTTAGGAGTGAGTAAATTACCAATGTGGAACTTTGATGGTTCATCAACAAAACAAGCTGAAACTGGTGATTCAGATAGATTACTCAAACCTGTAAGAATGTATATGTCAAAGGGCTTTCCCGCAAAACTCCATACGGTTTATGTTCTATGTGAAGTATTGAATCCTGATGGAACACCACACAAAACAAACACAAGAAGTAAACTTAACGAAGAACAAGAAGATTTGTGGTTAGGTTTTGAACAAGAATATTTTATTCGCGAAGAAATCAACGGAAGTATTCTTGGACACAAAAGAAATATCCTTAAAGGACAAGGAGAGTACTATTGTGGTGTTGGACATAATGTTGTTGGAAGGGAGTTTGTTGAAAAACATACAGATGTGTGTTTAGACTATGGTATTGATATTACCGGAACAAATGCTGAAGTTGCTCTCGGACAATGGGAGTATCAAGTATTCTCAAAGGGTAAATTAAAAGGTGGTGATGACTTATGGATGTCAAGGTATTTCCTTTATAAGATTTCAGAAGAATATGGATATCATATTGAACTACACCCAAAACCATTAACACACGGAGAATGGAATGGTTCAGGACTCCACACAAACTTCTCAACAGAAACAATGAGGGAAGGTGAAAACTATATGACACTATGGGAAAGAGAAGAGTACTTCAAATCGATCTTCTCAAGTTTTGAATCAAGACATTTGGAACACATTAAAAACTATGGTTCACAAAATGATTTAAGATTAACAGGTGAATATGAAACACAATCAATTGATAAATTCAGTTGGGGTATTTCAGATAGAGGAGCGTCAATTAGAGTTCCTAAATCAACCGCAGAACATTGGACAGGTTATTTAGAAGATAGACGACCTGGGTCAAATGCGGATCCATATAAGATTGTTTACCAAATTATGGAATCAATTAAAAATGCGGTTGCCATTTACAAAATAAAACTAAAAATGAACTTTGATGGTGACGGAAGTGAACATATGGACAAATTTACTGGTGTTATTCCAAACGATGAGTTGTTAAGTGAATATAGAAATGATGACGACTATGAAATGGGTGACTTAATGGAAGGTTCTAAAAATAATATTGAACCACAAGTTGGGGTTGATGTTGTCAAAGAATATTTGGATAGTAAAGAAAATAAGGTGGATAACCCACTACCTGAAGAATTGAAAAACGCAATGGTGAACGCAAATGAAGAAAATATGTAACTTTTTCAAAAAGAGAGAAGATAAAAGGGTGGAAATAAAAGTGGCAACATCACCAAAGTGTCTTACTTGTGAATCGGATATGAATATTTTAAAAATTAACTATCCTTTTTGTGAAGAATGTCTTAATAAGTTGAAAAAAATAATAAAAGATGAAGGAGATGAAACTAATTGAACCGCTTAAATCAAACAGGTGGTTAATAAGAACTGAAGGAATGGATATCAAGCCATATCTATTCAGAAAGTATAAAATCTTCAACGAGGGTGAAGATATTATATTTAAAACCGAATTTTATGAAACCGTAGAACAATCCTATAACCCAAAAGATATTTTGAATATTGTTGGGTTTACCATTGAGTATTTGGATCCAACAGGAACAATGGTTAACGGATTGAAGTTTGATGTAAAAGGAATTAATTTTGAACAAAAAATGTCTTATGGTAAAGATAAGTTGATGATAACAAAAATTCGTGTTATAATTGATAAGAACACATTGAATTTAATACACAAAATAGAAGAGTAATATGGAGTTACTGGAAGGAATGGAAACTGGATTTGGATATGGGAACATTAGTTGGTTTCCACATAGACAAAAAACATTGGGGGAAATAATAGAAAAACAAAAACCAAAAAACCTAATAGAAATAGGATTCAATGAAGGACATTCGTTGATGTTGATTTGTGAAAAAATATTAGAACTTAAACAGAAAGGTTTTTATTCTGAACCGGTAAGAATTTTTGTTTTTGACATATGTGAAAAAGAACAAACAATAAGTAACTTTATTATAATGGAAGAACATTATAAAAAGGAAGAAATTTATTTAAATTTAATACCCGGTAATTCCATAGAAACAATACCACAATTTTTCAATTACAATCAAATTATGTTTGATTTTATTGAAATAGACGGAAATCATACTTATGATTTTGCTCGTCAAGATTTATTAAATACATATAGTGCGGTTAAAGAAGGGGGGGTTCTTTATGTGGATGATTATAAGTCATCAAAAGTTCCCATTCCTGATGTTGATAGAGCGGTTGATGAATTTAATTGGGTTGGATGGAACACATATTATACTGATGGTGCTTTTTGGGCAGAAAAACAAATAACAAAGATGGAAAATAACGAACAGGTAAACCACCCTAACCATTATGGTGGAGAAACAAACCCATACGAGGCGATAAAAGTGATTGATGCTTGGGATTTAGGGTTTTCATTGGGAAATACTGTAAAGTATATCTCAAGAGCAGGTAAGAAAAACAAAGAGAAAGAATTGGAAGATTTAAAAAAGGCATTGTGGTATTTGGAACACTATATTGAAACATTAGAGAAGTAATTTAATAAAAAAATGTAACTTCTCCACACTAATAGATATTTATTAATATGGGGAAAAGGATTGACATTAGTGATAATTTAGTTATTGAAAAATACAAAGAATTAAAAAATATTCATAAAGTTGCCAAACATTTTAACGTTTCTATTAGTCCAATACAACGTAGTCTTAAAAGAAATGGATTTGAATTAACGAATCGTAGGTATGGTGTTAATCACAATTATTTTGAAGTAATAGATACAGAAGAAAAGGCTTATTGGTTGGGATTTTTATTTGCTGACGGGTATATAAGGGAACGAAAAAGTGGTAATTCATTGGAGATGAAATTATCCATTAAAGATGTTGATCATCTTAATACATTTAAAAAATGTATAGAATCCGATCATTTGATAAAAGAGTCATATAATAAAGTTAAATATAAAGGAGGTGTATCAACATCACATATGGTTCATTTGGCAATATACTCGACAAAGTTAGTTAATTCTATCAAGTTAGCTGGAGTACATTCGAGAAAGACATTTACAATTGGTAAACCTAATATTGATGAGTTTTTAATTCCTCATTTTATTAGAGGTTATTTTGATGGGGATGGATCATTTTCATTTAATCCTGAAAAATACATAAATAAGACTCAAATTGTGAGTGCTTCGGATGAATTTAAAGATTTTATTATTAACGAATTAAATAAGAACAATATAAAAATAAATTTGTATTCTGAAATAAAATTACAAATCCAAAATAAAATGGATAATTTAAAATTTTACGATTATATTTATCAAAACGCAAAAATCTATTTAAATAGAAAAAAAGAAAAATATGAAGAATTTAGACGATATTATGGGTACAATAATTAATGGGGATTGTATTGAAGTAATGAAAACAATACCTGAAGGTTCTGTTGATTTAATTGTAACTAGTTGTCCGTATGGTGTTGGGATTGATTATGATGTACACGAAGATGATGTTGAATTTGAAGACTATAAAGTTTTTAGTAAAAACTGGTTAACTGAAGCGTATAATGTGTTAAAGGATGATGGACGAATCGCTCTTAACATTCCCTATGAAATCAATAGACAAAAGAAAGGTGGAAGAATTTTCTTTGTATCAGAGATGTGGCAAATAATGAAAGAAATTGGTTTTGGGTTCTTTGGTATTGTGGATTTAGAGGAACAATCACCCCATCGTAGTAAGACAACGGCTTGGGGTTCTTGGATGAGTCCGAGTTCGCCATATATTTATAACCCAAAGGAGTGTGTTATTTTAGCATACAAAAAACACCACATTAAGAAGGTTAAAGGAGAACCTCAGTGGAAAGGGACACCTACTGAAATTGAGCAGGAGGATGGAACCATAAAAAAGAAAGTAGTATATGAAGAACAAGATAAGAAGGAGTTTATGGAACTTGTTTTTGGTCAGTGGAATTACTTTGCAGATACTAAGTCACTCACCAAGGCGACGTTCTCAATGGATATCCCAACGAAAGCAATCAAGATACTGTCCTACAAAAACGATATAGTTCTTGATCCATTTGCGGGTAGCGGGACAACATTAGTTGCCGCTGAAATACTCGGAAGAAGATGGTTAGGTATAGAATTATCACCAAATTATTGTGAGGTGGCAAAAACAAGGGTTGAATACTTTAAAACTTTACAAACAATACAAGAACTCCCACTTTAATAGGTGGGTTTTTTGTTTTGTGTCATATTTATATGATATGAAAATAATCATCACAGAAACCCAAGAAAATAAGATACGAACATTCCAACGAAGAATTAGTATTGCTGATGATGTTATTTCTAATTTAAATCCCAAAGATGTTTGTAGAATTTGGAATAATAATGAAAAAGACGCCTTATATTTTGCTGATGATGTCATTGTTGGTATAGTTTGGGAAATTAATCATACACTTGGTGTTGAATCGTATCATAACAAAGATTTATATAAATTTTTTGAGGATATTGGATACTATGATAAACTAAAAGAATTTTTCCACAAATCATTTGAATCATGCGAATAATCATAACTGAAAATCAAAATAAAATCTTATGGTTACGCAGGAGATTGGATGATCCTGAAATTAATAATTTATTAAGGGATATTGTTATTGAGGGATTTGATTATATTGATGCTTGTAATTATAAAACTTATCCTGGATATGAACTTGAGGTGGTAAACGGATCTATACCAACATTTATTAATTCATATATTGAACTTTACGGTGAAGTTTCTGTTGAGGATTCCGAACTTGAGAAATTTGTGGGTAAAATAATTGTCAGTAAATATCGTCCCATTATTTTGCGAGAGTACCGAGATCGTTATTGCGATGATGAAACGGATTTTTAGCTATTTATAAGATATGAAAATCATTATAACAGAAAATCAAAACTTTATTCTTAGACGACTTACTCGTTTCATTGAAATTGTTGAAGAACAAATTGAGGGGTATGAATTAAATGATGACAATCCTTGGTGGTGTTCCGCATTTTATAATCCTGATATTTTTGTTGATGTTCTAATTGAAAGATGTATTAATATTTTTATTGAAGAGAATTGGGATTTCTTTCACGATGATACAGATAAAGGCGGTGCCAATATGGATATTTCTATTTTAAATAAAATTGTTGAGGAGAACTATGGTAATTACGTTAGAAACTTATACGTTCGTAAATGTGGTAGAAGTAGATTTTAAAGATATTAATCAAAGATGAAAAACTTAATTAGAAAAATATTAAAGGAGGAAACATTCAGTAGGGATTGGATGGATGCCGAATACGCAGATGAATATCCGAAGTATAAAAAATTGTTTTTTTCTGCGATTAAAATACAATTCGCAGCGTCAGGACGAACAGAAACGTCAATATTGATAGGAGACTCAAACAGAAAAATTATAATTGATTATAGAAAACCTAGTAAAACACTTTATTACGATTATGGTTGGGCAGAAAGTGTTGAAGCTTTACTACCTTGGAATATTTATAATAGACACTTTACATACGCATTAGCAGAATACTTCAATAATCTTTTTCCTGATGCGACAATAAAAAATGTCAGATGGGCAAACATTTCTTATAATTGATATGAAATTCCTAATCACAGAAAACCAACAATCAAATCTTAAAACCAAGTTACAGAATATGGTTAAGGACATTGGGTGGAAAAAAACATCCATTGCGGTTGGTGGGAGTGAAAATTTAGCAAAACTCGGATTCAATAATAATGAAACAGAGTTTCTTGATATGTTCAGGGGTTTAAAAGTTGTTCAGAGTAGAGAATACCCTAAATGGACTTTATTTCGTTATAAAAAAGGAAATAATATAATTGTTTATGATAAAAAAGATGATTTTGTCTTTATAAGTAATCAAATTTGGGCATTTTTAAATGATGGGTTTGGGTTAAAATATGACGAAATAATAAATATTATGGATAAATGGTTAGATGAAAATTATAATTTAAAGGGGGTTAAAACAATCAAAAATGGGCAGGGATCGTTTCTTCTTTGGACTATTTGATACTTACAATTAAAGTTAAAACTATTTATATGATATGAAAATAATAATTACAGAATCACAATTAAATCTACTAAAGAAGTCAACTCTAACTGAAAGTGAAGAGTTGAATCAGTATGATTTAACCGCAGATGAAATGCGTCAAATTGAAGAACAATCGGAACAAGAAACTAAGGAAGATTACGAAACCACAAAAAAAGAAATTGAGGAACTAAGACAAAGAGTTAAAATGTATAATGACTTTGATTGGAGTAAAATAGATACTGAAAATAAAAGGGCGATTAAAAACCAAATAGTTCAGCCAGAAATAAATAGATTAAAAAATCTTGAGGAATGGATATCTGGTTTCAATTTTGAAGAACAAAAGAAAAGAAGAATGGATTGGCATTTACATAGTGCAGGAGGAATTGGTTTTGCAATAAGATATAAAAGATACCAAGATGAAGCATTAAATAGAAATCTAACTAAAGAAGACATAATTGACTTATTTGTAACAGCACTTGAGGGAGGTTCAAATTACTGGTATCATATGGATTTACCTGAAGACATTAAATCATTTGGTGACTCAACGTCAGAAGCGGTCGGAGAATATATTTTACAAGGTGGTCATATAGAATTCTATGATGTTGAAGAATATGATAGGGTATTAAGAGATAAAGAAAGAGGTGATTATAACATTCAAGGAGATGTAGAAGATGAAAAATCTTTTAATGAGGATTTAGAAGAGACAAAACTTGGTTATGTTGATATGGATAAAATATTGGAAGCAATAACAATAATAAAAAAAGAATACCCTGAAGTTTGGGAAAACATTTTGTTGGAACAGGCAGATGCTGGAGACGCAGATGTTTTTCTTCAAATCTGTGTAATGGGTGAAGTAGTTTACGGATAATGGATTTTATTTTTAACATAAAGCAAATTGGGTTGATTACCGAAAATTCCGAACGAACAGAAAAATTAATTAAGTCGTTACATAAAAAAGGATATTCATTTCAGCACATAAAAAATATGACTGGACTACCAAAAGAAGTTGTTTTGTCCTCATTGTTTGACGAAGAAATAACAACTAAAGATAATACATCAGAGATTTGGGAAATGTTATATAATCACCTTTGGAACACTAAGTTAATAAAAAAAGAAAAAACTTATAATGATGGATCATATGTTAAGCTATATTATGATCATTTTTCTGGAACTTTAGAATATGAATATAAAACAAAAAATGGTAATAAAATTTATGGTTATGCAACACTTTTTTGGGATGGAGAACCAGTGTTGCCTGTAAACGGTCAAGAATTTACATTTGAAAATGGAGAATTTTCATATTATGATATCTATGCTGGTGATTTTTATAATGATATTAAAAAATATATACCGAAAATCATTACAATAAGAGGAATGGTGGAATTATTCAATCAAGGATATTTTAAGGTATTGAAAAATGTTTTGGATAAAATGGAGATTCAATATTTAGATGAATTATAAAAAAAATTCCCACTCATAGGTGGGAATTTTTTATTTAAGAGATAACCATTTAGACTTATAATCTTTATTAGTTCCGCAGTACCTACCATAGTCATTTACAATCGGACGACCCGTATTATAATGTCCACAAACCAAAGACCAATCACCATACCTATTATGTAACTTTCTAAGTAATTTCATACTTGTTTCAATATTCAAACGGATGTCATTCATAATTTTCTCATTTGGATATTTAACTTTATTGATTGAATATGAGGTTGTTGGCATAATCTGCATAGGACCCAAAGCACCCACACAAGAAGTTCTTGACGGATTATAGTTCCAATGAAAAGGGCCCATATATGTGGTTTCCTTAAATGCCACATTATAAGCGACATATTTTGGAATATTGTATTCGTCAGAATACCTCTCAATGTACTCATACATTTGAATACACTTTGGTGATTTAACATCTGATGGTTTTTCATTGAACAAGTCCATAACAGGAATGTCAGATTTACTTTCCATCCCTGAAAGAACTACTATTGTCAATATACAGACAATTAAATAAACGAATTTGATGAATGGAATGTTTTTCATATGATATTATTTTGAAAAGTCATTAAAAATATTACGAGCGTACAGTTTAAAAACTGAAACTCCGATTGAATCTTGGTAAACTGTGTAGTCACCAGTCTTCTTATCAATAACGATAAGGTGGTTGTGTTCATCAAGTGCAAGATTTACTTGACTCCTATTTACTTTTACTGTGTGGATTGTTGGTTTCTTGGGTCCATACTCCTCATTATAAGCAGAACCAATTTTAAACCCCGCAACTAACGACAACACAATGAAACAAACAAAAACAATGTTTTTGAATACCGGTTTTGAATTAACAAAAAACGTTTTAACTTTTTCTACCATAACTTTATTTTTTAAGATTTCTACAAAGATATGAACATTTTTCCAATTGGCAAAATAAATTTTAGGTTTTCACAACGACTACGATGGTTTTTTATTTACAACAAGATATTTATTTATAAAAGATATGATACATTCTGTGTGGAAACCTATTTTTCTAAAGGGTAAAGTTAATCAATATGAGTTAGTGGAAAAAGAATCTATAATTGATATGAGAGGTAAAACAAATTATAAAGTTATATGGACGTGTGATAATGATAAATGTAATTACCCCAAACAAATACACTCAATAAGTGCTTATCACCTAAAAAAAGAAAAGATGTGTTATAAAACACAAATATGTAGACCATGTCAGTGCACTGGTGAAGGTAATGGCAGATATGGTGATAAAAGAACTTGGGATGAACTACACACCCCACAAAAAGTTAAAGAACTCAAAAAATTTATGTCGGATAAATGGAAAGGGGATATGAATCCGTCTAAAATGGATGATGTAAAAATTAAAAAAAAACAACCTATAATTAATGAAGAATTTTTAAAAGAAATTGTTGAAAAAAGAAACTTTCGGTTAATTTCCGTTATTGATTTATGTGGTAAAAAAAGTAAAATAAAAGTTGAATGTAATAGTGGACACATAATGGAAAAGAGATATGATAATTTTATTAGGAAAGATAAAAAATTTATTTGTGATAGATGTTATTATGAATCAATATCGTTAAATCTTACAGATGAAGAGTTACTTAAAATTGAGAATTATAAAAGACAAGTAAGAGCTTTAACCGCTAAAAATTATAAACTACACAAAGATGTTATAAATCCTAAAAATTTAAAAATAGGTGTAAAAGATTACCATTTGGATCATAGGTATAGTGTGTATGAAGGTTATCGTAATAATGTTAATATTAATATAATTAGTGCGAAAGAGAATTTAGAGGTCATACCATATAATGAAAATTTATCAAAACAGCAAAGATGTTCTATAACATTAGATGAATTAATTCAACAAACAAAGTATTTATATAAAAACAATAATTATGACGACCAGTAAAAACAAGAACGTCCTGGTTGAAAGTGGATTAAGAGATATCACATCTCTCGCTAGAAGATACCCGAAAGCGAAAATCTACTTTCACCAGGACCTTTGACTTGACGGGGTTACAACCGCGTTAGCAATGAAACATTATTTAGAGAATAATGGAATTAAAGTTGTTGATGCTGAAATAATTCAGTATGGGGATAAAGAATTTGCGGTGAAAAAATTAGATGCTCAAGGAGATGTTATGCCGGTGTTAGTTGATTTTGCGCACGGAAAACCTATGTTTGTTATTCACACGGATCACCACGACACACAAGCAGGTGTTGAACAAGGAACCGCAACAAGTTTTAGATCGTCAAGATCCAATGTTGAAACGATATCCCAAATCATATCACCAAAAGAAATATTTTCACCCGAAGACGTTCAATTAATATCAACGGTGGATTCTGCTGACTACGCAAGATTTGATATCACACCAGAACAAGTGATGAACTATCTTTTTAAAATGGATAAAGATAAATCATTACAAAGAAATAAAATGTTGATGGGGTTGGTAACTAATAAATTATTGTTGGCATATAAAAACAAACCAGGTTTCTTGGATTCAATAGTACTGAATGCGAACCCATCTTTAATTAGTATATTAAATAATATCAGAGCTCAAATTGCGGAAAAAGGATATGCTGATGTTGAAAACCTTGAAAGAAATAAGGAGATGTATGTTCAGTCAATGAAGAGTCATCCAAATGTTAGAACGGAAGGTAATATCATCGTTCAGTATGGTGGTGGTTCTATGATGAAACCAGGTTCTTATGACAGATATACTCCATTTAGAAATAATCCTGATGCTGACTTTTTGGTTATTGCTTGGCCGTTGGGATTGGTTCAGGCTTCTTGTAATCCATTTAAGAAAGAGCGAGCACTTAAAGGTGTAAACTTGGGTGAAATAAAAGACGAAGTATTGGGTAAATGGGAATCACAATTGAAAGATAGACAAATCCCATTATCAACAATTAAGTGGGTTTCTGAATCAGGAAAAGAGTTTGGGTCTGAGTCAGTGGGGTTTACATTCAAAGACTTTAAAGCAATTTATGGTGGTTCTAAAAGTGAAAGTGGAAAATCATTAATGAATGATATTGAGGTTGCAATGGAAATACCTTTTTCAGATTTAACAAATGAAGAAATGAATATGTTAGATAATATCACCGTAAGTGCTTGGGACGTAATCATTTCTAATAGTGGTGGACATAAATGTATAACTAACATTTCTGGACTTAATTATATGGGTAGATCTAAACGTCCACCAGCAGGTAAATACAAATATCAAAAGGATAGTGATGACGCTCCATATGTACAGTTTACAAAAATGATACAGAAAGAATTTGTAAGATTGTTGAAGGAAAAAATTGACGAAGAAAGGGGTTAATCAAAATAAACGTTATCACCTTCTTTAATGTCGTACTTATTACAAGTACCACCATCAACTTCTAACACCAAGTCGCCTTCGCCTTCATATCTCTCACATTCCTCAGTATTACAAGGAGAACAGTTGTGATGAATATTTAGGACTTTATTGTTTCTAATAAAAATAATATCTAAAGGTATAATACAATTTTTCATCCAAAAAGAATGAGGTTCATCTTTCATAAAAAATAACATACCATCAAATTTGTCGTTAAATTTTTTGAACATCATTCCCTCTGTAATGTCTTTTTTTGTTATTACACATTTTACATTGAATAAATTGTTATTTATTATTATTTCCATATATGTATAAATATAGATAAGGATGGAAAAACCAGAAAGATATTCGGGAGTGTTAGTTAAATGTAACAATAAGGTATTGTTATGTAAAAGAAGTCCCTATCAATCATTACCTGGTGTGTGGTCAATTCCTGCGGGTAGTGTGGAAAAGGGTGAAACACCAAGAGAGGCTGCAGTTAGAGAGTTTTTTGAAGAAACAAACATTGTAATTGAGGATGAGGAAGATTTGAAATTAATTGGTACCGCAAATAGATATGCTAGAGACAACAAATATTTAAAAGGTATCTTATATGTATATTTGATTGAGACTGATGAAGAAATTTATCCCGATCTTGAAAACGCTAATGATGGGGGTGAACACACTGAATGTGGTTATTTTTCATTAAAAGAGTTACCTATTGAGGATTACAAAGACGGTTTATTTAAAATTATTATGAAAATTTTATAAAAACATTGGTTTTTTCATAAACATTTGCATATTTATACATACAACAACAAAATCCCTTTCTTACTTATTGTTGGTAAAAAAAACAAAAATCCCGAATAATTCGTAGTTGAATTCTTTTTGGGATTTTTTTTTGTCCATATTTATACTATAATTAAGTATTATGGTTAATTTATCAAAATTCAGAATTTTAAAATATACCTACAATGTCTCTAATAAAGATTTAGATGTATTTTTGTGGGATAAAATGAGCCCAAGTGAACTAAAATGGGCAACGAAGTTAACAATGGACGGTGTTAATGATACTGGTGAGGATGATGGCAAATCTTGGGACATCATTTTGGTGGAACCAAAAATGGTGACAATGGTTGATGAAGTTTTAAATAAATATGAACTTAAATTTGATGTTGAAGATTTAACTCAAAATTTAAAATATGGTGTTAAATTTTTTTCTGATGAATTTATGAGAAAATTGGATTCGTTTTTAGATAACGAATTGGATGTTGATGGTATTTTGGATAGAATGTTAGATGAGGGTGTTGATAGTTTAACATCACTTGAAAAATATTATTTGGATAAAAATTTTAGATAATTAAAAATGAAAGGAATAATAAAATATTTTAAAAGTAATCCTGAAACTGTAAACAGTCTTGAGGGATGGGCAATCACCTCAATTGAGGGTAAACCATTTATCACGTATAGACTCATTGAAGAATCTGAGATAATTGTTAACGAAAAATCAAAACAAGGTATTATAAAATCAGGTGATGATGTTGAGTTTGAATTGTTTAACGATTGTTATATAAATGAAGATAATATCGCGATACACGCAACTAAGGCAAAAATAATATTTGAAAAAGAAAAAAAACAAAAATTGTTTTTAATTGACATTGATGGGACAATATGTGATGATATTAGAAATGAAGATTCTCATTTATATCCTGATGCGAAAGTTTTCCCAAAGGCGTTAGAAATTATAAACAAATGGTATAATGAAGGGAATGTGATTACATTTTTCACCGCAAGAGAGTCAAAAGATAGAGACGTAACCCTCCAATGGTTAGATAAGAATGGATTTAAGTATCACGGACTTGTTATGGATAAACCAAGAATTAAGGAACAACAGGAATATGTTTGGATTGATAATAAAAAAGTAAGGGCGATAACTTATTTAGGGACGTGGTCTGAATTAAAAGAAGTTGATGCTAAGATAGAAACATTTGGATAATTCAAAAAAAATATTTACATTTGTGGTATGAATAAGACAGGATTTACAATAAAGGTTATGAGTGAGAAGTTTGGAACCCTCCTCAATGAAGTGTTTGTTGATGAAACACAATTCAAAATTTTTCTTCAATTGGTTCACGGATGTTTGGAACTTGGAAACGATTTACGTTTTTATAACGGACAAACATTTTTGGTAAGTATTCCATACAAATACTTATCCGATTCAATTATCGTGACTGGTACTGAAGAGATTAATATGATGGAACAAGTGAGAAGTAAGATTGAGGCTCTAATAACGAAGTAATTATGAAAAGAGTATTTTTATTTATCACATTAAGTTTGGGAATTTTATCTTGTGAGAAAGAAAACATCCAACCAAATGAACCACCACTTCCACCACAACCTATCATAACAGACTCAACAGGAATTGATTCTACTGTTAATATTGTTGGACAAACTTGGGTTATCACAGGATACCGAGTTGGTGAAATTGGAAGTATTATTACCACAAATGATACAGTACAGTTCAATACGATAAATCAATACTCATTTAATAACTACCCCTCAACATATTCATTTTATACAACAGCTTCGGCATATAATTTAACAATGAATAATACAACTTGGGGTAATTTAAGTGGAACGGTTTATGAAAATAATATAACAACAGGGGTTATCCAAGGACTTAAGTTCACTGATATAACAGTAGGTTCAGGTAATCAAACCAATTATTATCTGTGGATATATAGAATATAAGTTTCTTTGTTAATCTTTAAAACAAAGTGGTGGCAGTTTCATTCCAGTGAATGATCCCAAAAAAAGGAATCAGAGATGGTTCCTTTTTTTATATTGTGGGATATTTATATTAAAAGTTAAAAATGGGAAAAAGATTTATAATCACGGAAGAAGAGAAAAGTAATATCTTGGGTTTATATGGTAGAAATGAAACTCTTTTAAATGAGGAGGATGGAACGTATACTTTGAAAAATAAAACAAACTTAATAAGAACAAGTTTAGGGGGTGCTGGTACTTTACCATATCGTATAACGTTAAAACAAGGTGCGATTATAAGAAAAAGTGGGTCAAATATTATTATACCTAAAGAATCAATATATTATTACGACGAAGATACTAAAAAAAGTGATGGAAAATTTTACGTAGATGGTAAGTTGGCGTGTAAGGGATCTGAATCAATAAATTTTGGTGAAAATGCTTCATATAAATACGAAACAAATATTCCGGGCACATATGATACTTTTGCCGAAACATTACGAAATAAGTTGTGTAAAAAATCAGTAAGTAAAACACCCGAAACAACAAAATCACCGGTAAAAATAAAGTTACCCGATTTAACAGAAAAAAACTTTTGTAATTTATCGGGCGATAAAGTTTGGGAATATGCAAAACTTGATGACGGGACTTGGTACACAAGAAAAAAAGGACAAGAAGAATGGACAAAATTGGAATTACCTAAATTCCAAAAGGCTGTTGATCTTTTAAATAAAGATGGAAAATGTGGAAGTTTGGAAACAGTTGTAATAGGTACCTTACCTCTTAAACCTATAGAACCTTTACCTATTAATACCCCAACCGATATAATCAAACCTGAATAATAGAAAAGGAATCAGAAATGGTTCCTTTTTTTGTTTAATTAATAATAATTTCATATATTTGTAATATGGAAAAAATGTTATATTTGGTAAGAGGGTTACCATCTAGTGGTAAAACAACACTTGCAAGACAACTAACTTCAAATGTGTTTGAAGCTGACCACTACTTTTATGATAATGATGGAAACTATAATTTTATTCCATCTAAAATAAAAGAAGCACATAAAGAGTGTCAAGAATTTGTTGGATATGCAATGGAGTCAAGTATTTCAAAAATTGCAGTATCAAACACATTCACACAAGAGTGGGAAATGGAACCATATTTTGAAATGGCAAAAAAACACGGTTATTATGTAACTTGTATTGTGGTTGAAAACAGACACGGAAACAAAAACAAACACGGAGTTCCCGAAGATAAAGTAGAACAAATGAAAAATCGTTTTGAGTTAAAATTATGAAATTTGATAAAATATTAACAACAGGAAATGTATTCTTTACATCAGATACGCATTACTCCCACAAAAATATATGTCGTGGAGTAACTGATTGGCGAACACAAGATGGGGAAGTACCTGTACACTCAACTAGGGACTTTAATACCATTGAACTAATGAACAACTCACTTGTTGATAATATCAATAGTGTCGTTGGACAAGATGATACTTTGATTCATTTAGGTGATTTTTCTTTTGGTGGGTTTGATAACATTAAAAACTTTCTTGACAGGTTGGTTTGTAAAAACATTCATCTTGTATTGGGTAATCACGACACACACATCAAATACGACAGAGATGGAATACAAGATAGGTTCTTGAGTGTTCAGCAATACTTGGAAGTGAAAATAAATGACTATTACTTTGTTTTAAGTCACTACCCACTCCAAAGCTGGCACGGATTAAACAAAGGTGTAATACATCTCCACGGACACGTACACCTCCCAAAAAACCTAAAATTTGGTAATGGGAAAAAAATGGATGTTGGTGTTGATGGAAACGACTTAAATCCCTATTTAATTGATGATATCATCAAAATAATGAACAAAAGGGACATTGCATCTGATATGATTAAGGATCATCACTTGGATGGTTTGATAGGAGTTGTGGGGTAAAATCCACAACTTCCTTATATTTATCATTATGGTAAAAATCATTTTAACAGAAAAACAATTAGGTTTGATAACCAAACAAATCATTTCTGAAAGACTGGGTGTTCCTGAATCAATTCTTGAAAGTGCCCAAACTCTTTATGATATAATCACTGATTACCTTAAAAGATTAGACACAAAAGAAGAGGGTTATACCCTTATGAAAGATGTTGATTTACAAATTGCTGATTTGAATGTTAATGAACTTATATTGAACGTTAATATAGAAGAATTGGATGGTTATGATGGGAAGGCAGAACTCGCATCTATGGGTATGGCAAACAATTTCAGGTTCAGTGATAAAAGAATGTTTAAAGTAAGTGAAAAAAAACCGACAATTGAATTAGCAATAAACTTTATTGTATCAGAAGATTGGGAGGTTAATGAATTGCATGAAAGGTTAACAAGAGATAAAGTTGAAGCCACATCAATTCTTGCTCACGAATTAAAACATTATTATGATAAACAGAAAAAAGATATTTCATTAATTGGTGATGATGCCCAATATCAGGCAATAACAAGTTCAGGACTTGCTTTTGGTATACCTGTAATAAATGATTTTATGAGATATACTTACTTTATACATAATGCTGAAAACCTTGTTAGACCAACAGAGGTAGCGTCAAGAATGTCATTACAAAATGTAACAAAAGATAATTTCAGGGAGTTTTTAGAAAATGATATTGTTTATAAAGAATTAATTAAAATTAAAAATTTTAGTTTTAATTATCTATTGGAAAGATTAAAATCAGAAATGGATAGAGTTGATAATCTATTGAAATACGCTGGTGAAGATTATGAAGATATGTCAGAAAAGGAAAAGGTGAAAAGGATATTACAACTTGTTTATGTAAACCTTGCAAATGGTAAGTTAGATATCTTTGATAAAATGATTACAACCCAACAGGAAGAAAATCTTAAAATGGTAAATCAATTATTTAATATGCCATTACCTGACTTTATAAAACAAAAAAACAAAGTAAGAGATAAGTTCTTCAACTTTGTGACAAAGTATAAAAACGATGAAATTCAGTTTTTTGTTGACGAATGCGAAAGATTTAACTATATTTCTACAAAGATTATCAAAAAGATTGGAAAATT